CGGTGCCGTTGGCGGCCCGGATGATGACCGTCAGATCGTCCTCGTCGAAGATCTTGAACGTGTAGGCGAACACCGTCGTGCTGCCGTTCCCGTTGTAGCTGACGCGGTTGGTTGCGGACGATACGGTCATTTTACCTGCTCTCCATCATCTGTCTCGCAGCCTCACGATCGCGAACAGCCTGCGCCAAATTAGCATGCTCCGGCATCTCTAGCAAAACCTCAAACGCCTGGTTCATGTATCGCCCTTCAAGCGTTTGGATGTAGGAAACCTTCTCGTCGTCGGTCATCTCAATGTATTGCTTGTTGGCCCGCGAGCCTTCCATGAACAACATGTCGAGCGCCTCTCGGAAGGTTACCATGCCGTGCCCGAGGATCGGACGGATCGGCGGCTCGACCTTGCCGAGGCGAACCCAATCAGCGATCGCGCCCGCCGTCAGACGGACACCGTTCTTCGCCTCCGGGTTGGACAGCGCCCATCTGCCCGTTTGCGCGGTCAGCCGCATCAACTCTTTCTCAACCGGGCCTGGTTCCTCTTCTGGCCGGATGCGGATGCCGGAGAAATTGTTGAAGACCGCCAAGCCTGGGTTCGTGTCGAGGCGAACATCGCTCTCGCCCATGACGTTTCCCAGGGTGTCATACACGACGGCATTCCGATCGCGCTCGTCACGGATGAAGCTGTCCTTCGATTGCAGCGCGTCAAGCGTGCCGGCGAACGACATCAGATCGTCGGTGAACGACCCCTTGACCATGCCGACCATGCGATAGTTGGGCGTCCCGTCCGGCAGAGCGTAGACGTAGCTGCCGTCCTCGTTGCGCAGCATGATGTCGTCCATCGTGTAATAGCTGACATCCGGGTCGGGCTTGGTCCGCGTCGGGTCGATGGCCCGCTGGATGGCCCGCTGCAACGAGCTGACGGGCGAAGGCACGCCGACGATCGAAGCCGCCTCTGCCGGGCTGCGGAACAGTGTGGAGAAATCAGCGCGCCCTGCGGCGGCCGCTTCCATCATGCTGACCACGTCGCCCAAACCTTGCAGCATGGGCAGCTCTTTGTAGTAGTTCGCCGTCGCGCCGACAGCCGCCGCCGCTAGGTTGTTGGACATCTCCGGGTCGCGGGTGATCGTCATGCGCTGCGCCGTGTCGGCGACGATGCCGATGGCGCCTCCGAGCGGCTCGATGCCCTGATAACTGATGTAAATCAATGGGCCTTGGGCGATGCCGTTATTGTCGTAAAGAGGGAGGTATTCCCCGTTCTCGTCCTTCGGGAACCCTTCGCCACGGATGACGAAACTGTAGGGCTGCCAGCCCTGCGCCGACAGCTTCTCGCGCAGCTTCGGATCTTGCGGCATGCCGCCCGTGATCCTGCCGTCGGCGACATACTGCGTAATCATGTAGCTGCCTGCCGCCGCCACCGTCGCGCGGGACAGCGCGAGTTGCTTTTGCCTTGGCGTCATCAGGTTGAGCGGGATGCCCAAGATCTCTGTCGTGCGCATCATGCTGTTCGTCGGGGCCGTCGCGAAGGGCAATATGAAACGCCCGGCCCATGTGCGCTGGAACGCACCCATGACCTTGCCCATTGCGCCGAGATCGCTCTGCATCGTGTCGTATTTGGCCTTTACGTCCAGCTCATCGGCCATCGACCTGGGGTCGAGCAACAGCATACCCGCCTCGTCGAGGGCCTCTTGCTGCGTCTTGCCAGCATTCAGTGCGCTCTGGTAGCGCCGGTTGACTGCCGTGTAGAGTTCGCCGCGCTGGGCGATGGTCTTCGAAAACTCGTCGGCCGTGAGCAACAGGCGGAACGGGATCCTGACCGCACGCCCGAGCGTGTTGATGGAATGGCCGAAGAAGTTGTCAGCTTGGCTCGAGATCGCGCCGTAGGTTTCGACATCGAGCTTCGACGCACTGGCCGGCAGTTCCGTCTTCCAGGCGATCGACGCAGCTTTGAGCGCATCCTTGAAGCTGTCCGACCAGCCCTTCATCCGCAGGAGGGCGTCCTGCATGTAGACCTGGTCCTCGGCGATCGGGCCTGTGCGCAGGACACGTTGCGTGCCTCGGATCATGCTGCCGTACATGCCGGCGATCATCTCGACGGGTAGCTGGTAGGCCGCAAATGACGCGGTGCCAAGGATGTTGCGGACCTGAGACGCGGTGCTGCTCAAGAGGCCGGCGAGGTAAAGCTCGTGGACAACCTCTTTCGTGCGCGACATCCAGCCACGGCGGGCCATCTCGTTGACACCGCGCAGCCCACTTTCCTTCTGCACACGCAACAGCCGGTCGGCCATGACCTCCGTGCTTTCGCCCATCGCGGCGTCGGCCAGCATACGCTGCGCCTCTTCGCTGGCCCGTTTGGCATCAAGCTCACCGGCCACTGGGATGCGGAAAGATTGCAGCGTGCGTCCGGCCTCGGTCTGAGCGCCTTTTACCTGAAGCTGGATGCCAGCATGGATGGCGAGCTGCCGGCGGAAAGCGAGCCTGTCCTCGGCCGTCGCTTGGCCTGACTTGATGTTGACCGCCAGGCCATTGAGCTTCGCCGCGCTCTTCACCAGAAGGTCGCGGGCAGCGACCATCATCTCAGCACTCAGGGTGCCGTCTCCAATCTTCCGCGCAAGCAGGCGACGGGTCAGGCCAAGTTCGTCGGCCGCCGCGATGGCCGCGTCTCGCAGGGTTTCTTGGTTGCTCCTGACGCCCCGCGTGATCGCCGTCTGCGCGTCCTTGAACGTCTCGCCGAGCGCGGTGATCGTGCGCTTCACGTCGTCAGGCGTGTTCAGATAGTCGAAGTTGAAGTCGCCGCCGTCCTGCAAGGATTTGATCTCGGTGCCGAGATTGTCCATGAACTCGTCGGCCTGCGCCTCGGGGGCCACGCCGGCCTCCGGGCCGAAGCCTCGGGACTCCGCTGTCACACCCCGGCGAGATTGAGCGACGACATCCGTCGCCAGCGCGGCGGCCTCTTCTGCCTCCTGCGTGATCGCGTCCTGCGCGCTTTGCAGGATGTCCATGCCCTCGGGCCTGACAGCCTGGAAGCCACGGGCGCGGAACTCCTCGACGCCCTCGGGCGAAAGCACCTGCGGCGCGAGGGCCTCCTGTGTCGCACGCTGGCTAAACTCGCCCGGCGCCTCAACCAGACCCTGCTCCTGCGGCGTCGGCACGCGCGGCGCAATGCGGGGCGACGGGCCGGGTGCCCCTGTTTGCGGACGCACACGGTTCAGCAGCTCGAGGATCGCCCTCGTGCCGCCGCCTGCGACCCGCATCTCCTGCTCTGGCCCCTTGGCGAACTCAGTCGGAGACCCGACCAGCGAAGCGCGCTGGAGTGCTTCCTGATCTGCCGCAAGTTGGGTCGGGTCGATAGCCATGCTGGCCTCCGCTATGCTTTGCGAAACTGCGGCGGCAGCTCTTCCTCAAGTTCAGCGCCGAACTCTTCTGGCGGCTGGCCCCAGTAGGCCAGCTCAATGTAGTTGTCGCGCGTCAACGGGATGCCGAACTTGCGCATCACCGCAAGCACGCCGTCCTCACTGCTGCCAGGTTGGGGGGTTGATGCCACCGGCTGCTTCACTGACTATCCTCCTCGCTTCGTCTATCTCTATCTCACCGTTGCGGTACCTGCTCCAGATGCCGTCGATGATTTGTGCGTTGCGTTCCGTCTTAAACGTGTCAGGGAACAGCCCGCGCACCGCTTCCCAGGTGATCGACTGCATCTGACGCGGCAATATACCACGCTCCTGAGCGGCCCGTCGATAAGCTTCGGCGTAGAGACCGTAGTTTCCTGACACGCCGGAAATTGACGACCCCTTCGTCGTGCCTCTGCCCGCGACGGTCGTGTTCTTGAAATTGTGGTCAACCTCAAGAGAGTTGCCGGAAAGAGGCCGGAGCAGGCCGGCAGCCACTGCATGCGTGTCGATCGTCACGTCGCCGTAGGGTGAGTTGGGGTCGTAGATGTTGTTGTAGAAGTTCCGCACCTTGTGACGCTCGCCCATCAGGCCGGAGATCGTCCTGACATCGCCGTTCGCCTCAATGGCCCCGATCGCCTTACCGATTTCGTTAAGGGAACCCCATGCCACCCTCGACGGAGAGCCGTCTAGATTGGTCGCAACGTCGAGGAAGTCACCCTCGGGTGATACAATTCGGTAAGCCGGGGGAGTGTAAGTTTGATCGTGCAGGCGCACGAACAGAGCGCGCAAGGTATTCTGCACCGCCGGATCTGGGTCAGTGATCTGGTCATAGGATTTGCCCCTGATCGCATCTAGCAGCGGGACGTATTTAGGCTTGTTGAACACAGGCTGACCATTTTGGTCTTTCAGCGTGAAAAACAAGTTTTCCATCTCAGGCGTGAACGTCGTCGGCGTGCCACCCTTGGGCTTGACGACATCAAGCACGCGCTGCGCCAGGCTGACGTTCTGGTACCAGTCCTTCTGCGGAGACAGAGCGGCGAGAGCACCGGCGATCGATGTGTCGGGGACGCCGTACTCCTGTGACCACCGGTCGGTGATGTTGCGCGCACCATCATACCAGAGCTGGCTGCGCTCCCGAGTAGCGGCCGGCACCTGGTCGTGCAGGTAGAGCAGGTTGTCTTTGACATGCGTGATGAACTGCTCGGCGGTTTCGTCCGTCGTGGCGCCGGGCTGCGGGCGCATGTTCGGATAGTCGCGCGTGATGTTGACGTTGAACTCGTAGACCTTGGGGTCTTGTTTCAGCTCGTCGTAACCGATCACCAGCTCGCCCGTGTAGGGGTCTTCCGTCGCCTTGGCTGCGGTCGGAAAGCGGGTCGAGATCCGCCCAGGCAGGCCGCCGAGAGACGGGGCCTGAACCGCTTCGCCGGTGCCCGCCAGCCTGCCCGCCACCGCCAGCGCACGGTCGACCACAGGCCCGACGGGGTTGCTGTAGAGCGTGCTGCCTTCGCGTGCGATGCGCTGCTGCGCCTCTTGCCCCAGTTCTTCGATCGTCTGCCGGATGCCGGGGATTGCCTGACGCATGGCACGCCCGCCGGCGGCCGTGAGAGGGATGGCCTCTAGCACCGACAGGCCAGCCTCCAGCGCGCCCAGCGCGGCGGTCACGTTGTCGCCGCTGTTCAGCCCGCGACTGAACGTCTGATAGCCCTCCTGGCCGCCGTAGACGGCCCCCAGAGGCGTGAGATCGGCCAGCCCTATGCCGAGGTCTCGCGTGGCATTCGGGTTGCCCACGATGCTCTCAGCGAGCTGACGGGCAAAGAACTGATCCGCGCCGACGCTCTCAAAGATCTGGCGCAGAACGTCTGTGTGACCTTCGCGGATTGTCAGATCTTGCGGCTCGATTGTGCCGGTAGCGGCGGCTGCTACATCCTGGGGCGACATCTGCTCACGCGGCGCTCCAGGCGCTGCAACGCCGGCCGCTTGCAGCTCAGGCTCCGTGAACCCGGCCGCAAGATAGTCTTCGTAGGCGCGCGGCATCTCGGCGCGGAATGCTTGGATTTCCGCCGTACGGTCGACCGCCGCCGGCTCCTGCCACGACGCCGTCGCCTGGTCGAAAACCT